TTCTCTAAGTTATTTGCAAAGAATGTTTGTATAGTTGATTGAACAAGATTTTGTGTTGAACCTGCGGTTCTACTTGTAAGGTCCGGATCAAAATTAAAAGTAGTAGATAATTCTAAAAATGTATTTACTGGATCAACATATACAGTGTCAATGGTTGCAATTGCAAAATTATCTGTTAGCTCAGATATGATTCTTGATTTAACATTTTGCTGAGTTGCAATATCAACGTCATCTTTAAATTTTAATGAAACATATACTCTACCATAAACCGGTGGATCGTTATCTGCGCCACCCCAAGTCGTTACGTCATCTACAAAAGAATTAAAATTTGTTAATATTTGACCTCTATAATCTTCAGCTGTAACCATTCTTCTTTGTGATGTAAAATAAATTGGTGCGTTTTGTCTTATTGATTCTATTCCTTCTCTAAAAGATCCACCAGCAGATGCAGTATTAGTCAATACTGATAAATTTTGACCTTTTACTTGTACACTTGTACTAAAAACTGTTGCTCCATTACCAGCCGGACCTTTTGTAGATAGATAATCTATTTTAATCATATTACCAGCACTCGGAGCTTTTCCAGTACTTAATCCATCACCAAAAATAATTTCATAATATCCGTTTGGAACTTCTTTAATTTGGTAATGAGTTGATGTAGGTGTTATTCTCTTTGCAGTGTTTATATTAGTATATGTATCAAATGTTGAACCTACAGCAGTATCAAAAACTCTAACTCTTATTGTAGTGGTGTCTATAGTTATATCTGGTATTACATATATTTGATTATCGCCTGTATCTCCTACAAAAAAAGTTTTTACTTTTTCAATCCCTTCATAAACTGGTATTTCGGTTATTCCATCATCGGTTACAAAGTTATATACACCAGCGGAATTAGGTGTAGCAGTATATTTTTCACGTGTTCTGAATGTATATGAAACATTATCAATTGATGTTGTGAAGGTTGCTCCTCTTGGTAAATCAACTAAATTTGGTCGATTAGATGCAGATATAGAAATAGATAAATTTAATTTTGCTTGTGATGATGTATAAGATCTTGGAACATAACCTAAAGCTTCAGCATGAGATATAATAGAACTTCTTAGTTGTGCAGTATTTAAAAAACTTTCATTAATAGCAAAGTTTGCAATTAACCCATTGAAATGTGTATTATATGCTAATACGTCTAATAAATTACTTAATCCAGCAGCTTCAAAATCATAATCATTAAATTCATTTTGCTTCTTAAGATAATCTTTTAATCTTGTTTTTATTGTATCAAAATCTAAATCTGTGGATTGAATTGTTGTTGCCATTTTATCTCAACCTTGTTAAATTAATTTCAACTACATCTTGTTGAAGTGTAGCTATTACTTGGAATGTTACTGTTACTCTTACCTCATTATTATCTGGACTAATCACACTGTTTATATTAAGAACTCTTGCCCTCGGTTCAAATGCTTCAATTGATTTTACTATTTCATTTTCAAGATCCATGTCATCAACTTCTGTACTTAAACGAAACAATAAAGCTGATAAGTTACCGCCGAACCTATGCATAAATGGTCTTTCAGTATAGTTAGTTAACAGTAAATTTCTTATTGCTTGTTTAACAGCTGCCAAATTAGTTTTTTTAAAAACATCAGCTCTTAAATTTGTTCCATCACTATCAAGACCAATAAATTTAGCTGAAAAACTCAAGTCAATATCACTATTTTGACGAGTTCGTGCAACATTAATTGATGCTATATTTGTGTTACCATCTTCTATAGAAAAAGCACGTGTCGGCATATTAAGTCCTTAAATTCTTTTTTCTATTTATAACGAAATCATGCATAAGTGCTTCCACTACTTGAACTTCCTGTACCAGCTGAACCGTATAAATTGTAAATGTTGGCGTTATATGTTGCTTTTGCATGATTCATTGAAGAGTTAGGCATGTAAAATTGTACGCCTTCGTATTCTTCAAATGTATGAATATGATATGGTTTAGGAACCTTTGTTTGATCAGTATATAGCGGATAAAAATAACCCGTTAATCCTGTACCAAAGCCACTTGAGCCAGTTCCATAGACAGCAAACGGTTTACTATCATCGGCAGGTTCAACTGTATTCAAAGTTCCAACAGTTTCATCTTCTTTACCTATTTCAATAAATTCACCTGTTGTTTGAACTGCGTTATTATACCTAGTTTCAATATCATTATTAAATGTTACTTTCCAAGGAGGTATAACTCTTGGCATAATTAATATTAAATCAACGTGTAAACTACCACTTGGATCAAATGTATCATAGTTTAAAATTAATTTTTCGTATTGAATATTTTGTTTCCAATAAACTGCTAGTTCAAAAGTTTTATCATAATCTACTAATCCATCATTTCCAATCAATTCATAAACTACAGCTCTACCCTTAGTTTTTAAATGATTTATACCATCAGTTTTATCGAGCACTTCTGCTGGTGCAGGTCTGTAATATCCTTCTGAAACAACTAGTCTGTAATTTTCAAAATCTTTACTACCATTAGCTGAATTAATTGTTTTCATAGCTTCAGCGTGTAAGTAATACTGTTTTGCTAATAATAATCTATCGCTTTCACTAGATAAATTATTAAAAACTACTGGATCATTATACGATCCTAAAAATTTTGACAGTGTTACATTAGAAGCGAGTTTTGTTCTTGGAGTAATAACACTTTGAAAAGTTGGATCATACTGTGCAGCTGGTACTATATCAGTTGTTTTTTTATCGATTCCCATAATTACCTATATGTTAAATAATCCCTTACCATTTTTAGTTCCTATACTTGAAGAACCTCTAAATGTAGTTGAACTTTTTGGATGAACTTGACCTGTTTTTTCTGGTATTATAACAGCACCCGCTGGATTTAAAATACCTTCTGAAAAAACAGCTGCTATATAATCTTCATTGTTTAGCGTGTTTGGATCTTTACTAATAGATCTATGTCTTTTTAGTGTAACATCATGTTTGGTTATGCCACCATAATTACTTGTTCTATCAATAATATTTTTCATATTTGCGTCAACTTCAACTTCTTTTACACCAATATCAGATGTATTTAAAATAGCATTAATTCTTGTATTTGTTGGTTGAGTTGTTTGATTAGTATTTGTAGCAATATTTGATGCGCTATGGCCTCCTCCTCCAATTCCTGCTGAAACATTTGCAGAAAGAGATTCAGTAGAGCAACCTTGCAAATCACCATGAAACGTTGGTGCAGTAACACCTTCAGTGTATGTACCTGATGTAGCAAATATATTTTTAGTGTATAATGTTACGTTGTCACCACCAAAAGTACCTGTACTGCTAATAACTGAAATATCATTTCCTGCAATATTAATATCAGGTGATGACAATGATATGTTACCTTCACTTGTAGTAATCAATGTACCTTTAACTGAATTTTCATATGTACCTTCTATAGTATAATCAACATTGCCTTTTACAATAATGTTTTTATCACCTAACACTGTTTTATTGTCAAATCCTAAAATAGTTTCAGATTTATTTTTAGTGACCGCAGCTTCATAATTTCTGCCAACATCTTGAATTACAGAACCTTTTATTGTTTCAACTTTGTCGCCTTGAACATTAATATTATAGTTACCATCAACATCTAAATCAAAATCTCCACCAACTCTCATCTTAACGTTTTGTTGATATGCTATTTCAACATCTCCTTCAATGATTACTTTTTCATCACCAAGTGATAATCTTATTGTGTTGGCTGTAGAACTAATAATGACTGTTCCGTCAGAACGCATCTCTACGCCAGAACCTGTTCTATGACGCATCATTATTCTTTCTCTACCATAAGTATCATCATACTCTATGATATGACCAGACGCAGTTTCTTTTACTTGGTTATTAGGATATTCAGATGTAGCTTCAGTTTTCAAATTTAAATTAATACCGGGTACACTACCACCTATATAAACATTTTTTGTTCTCGTACCACGTGCAATGTTGTTTACAGAAGAAACACCTATGTATTCTCTTCTCGGAAATTTTCCATCTGGATCAGATCTTCCATCATCTTTATCTTTTAATGATTCTAATACAGTATTACTTAATCTATTATATTCTCTACTCATATTATCTTACCAATTTTTCTGAAACTTTTTTAACGTTTGTTCTGGTTCCGTTAAATGCTTTGAGATAACTATTTGCATTTTTTGATATCTTATCCATTTCGTTTTCAAAGAATGCAAAATCTTTTTCAAATTTTTCTCTTGGATCACCATCAGGTAAATTTTCAGCACCAACCTTTGATATAATTTCATCTTTTGAAGCGCCGTTTAAGCTTAAATTTAATCCTTCCATTTTATTCATTGCCAGATCAAGATCTCTATCCAATTGCTTTTGAAAAGCTTCAGATTGAATAAGTTCATTTGCCTCACTTGGTGAAAGTATTTTTTTACCAGTTGAACTAGGCTCTGCAATAACCGGTGGTTTAGCTATAGTCATTTGTGTTCTTATTGGCATTTCAGTAAATTCAGAAATATCTTCATATTTGTAAACTATTTTATATTTTGAAGTTATGCCATCTCTTATTTTTTTAACTACATTGTACCCTGCGGCATCTTCAAGATTCCATTGATAGTCAGCATAGACTGGGTATTCAGGAAACGCTCTAAAAAAACCTTCTAAAAATTTATCGAATGCATCTTCTTGTTGTTTATTTATTGGTGTTGATTCGGTTGCTATGAAAGTTAGTTTTAAACCAGTTTGAGAAAAATTAGTAAACTGAGCATTTCTTGGTACACTTACTGGTCTACCTCTTTGTATGTTACCAGCACGGGTTATGATGTAATGAGACTGTATACCATATAGTATTGCATTATTTGTAACTTCTTGTAAACCAAAATCTTGTGCATCTAATCTGTTATTTTCTTCATGTATAAATTGTGCGTTTACTTTTTCCTCTGGACCGTACAGCTGTCCACTATGACCTAAAAATAATGCACCAATACTTTGATTATTAGAAAAACGTGGTCCTCTTATACTTTTATTTAATTCAGCTGTTATTTCATCTGGTGAAGATACAAAACTAAATTCATAATCAGCAGGAGTATTGAATCCATCAAATTTTTCTATATTTGATATTGGATTGTTAATATTTGGAGTTGGAATATTAATGTTTGACGTTTTCTTTGTAAGTTTATGTAAATTAGTAAAACCACCTTCATCAATCATGTCAGGCACTTTCCCGTCAAAAAGATTTGATATGGCTTCTTTTTTCTTGTCACTAAACACTGGAAGTTTATCTACTATTTTTGTACCTACTTGTTTAATAACACCAAAAATACTATTTGCTTGTTTATGAGCCATAACGTTTTGTTTACTTCTTCCTATTCCAGAATTTATTCCAATTTGTTTTGTAACTTTGCTAATTGTCATTCCTAAACCCGAAAAACCAAAAAAACCTTGCTTTGCTTTTACTATTTCAGTTACTTTTTTAAGTGCTTGTATTTTTGGACTTTGATTAGGTATAAGTGAAGTTTGACATTTTTTCGCATTAACAGCAAAATTTTCAGTGCTTAATAATCTTCTTTTATCAGGTGCCATTTTTGGAAATATTGTTTTTAATTTAGATTCGAGAAAACTCGGATTAGGATGAGTGATAATTTTCTTTTTTACTAAACTCGATCTTGCTGTACCTAACATACTTTGTATTGCAGAAGATTCAGTAATATTATTTAATAAGCCATCACCAAAAGTTGAACTTAATTTTGAAGGCATCAATCTATTTGTGACAACAGTTCCTTCTTGTGCAAACTCGGATAAGCTTATAACTCCACCTGTTTCTCCGTTGGTATTATCAATTGTTACACTTTCATTATTAAGTTTATTAAATTGTTGATCTTTAATTATTTGTTTATCTTCAGCACTTATAAAGCTCTTTCTTCTAGAATCAACATCTGATTTATATCTGTCGATATTTACACTACCACCACTTGGTGGTATAAAAGGTCCTGTATAAATAACAACCATGTTTTCAGTTATTTTGCCAGATGCATATGTTGGTGGAAGTGTAACTGCACCTGTATTTCTGTCATAATTATAAAAATAATCACCTCCAACCACTGGAATATACAGTGTACCTAACTCGCTTGTTCGAACACCGCCAACTTCAATTGGAGCCAGTCCATTTGGTGTTTGTACATACTGTACCGTATGTATGTGGCCAACTATTTGTATATCATCTTTATTGAGGCCTGGATCAATATATGTTAAGTAAGGTGATTCACCAACTTTTTCTGGCATTATGCTGCTCCTTTATCTCCACTAATAAAAACATCTTTAACCTGTATTGCATAATTTATTCTGTCATCAATTTTATTAGGTGCTCTATCTTCGATGGAACGTTCATACTTTTTTAACTGTTTATTATATTTAGCTACAACTCCTTGTGGTATTTCAAAATTTATTAAAAACTCTTCAGTTGCTGACTTTATTGTATTAGCTTGTCTTAGTAGTGCATCACCTAAATGTGGAAAAGTTTCAAGTTCATACTTTGTATATAAAAGTTGTGCTTCTAAACTTAAGTAATCTAGCTTCAAAATATTAGTTGCATAGTTAATTAATCTGTTTAATCTACCAGTTGCAGGATTCCATTGAGCTATACCTATAGAACCTTCTGATTCATTTTTAGCTTTTGGATCGACAGTTACACCAGATTCAACCATGAAGTTTCCAACTATGCCACAAGCTTGAATTAAACTATAGTTACCACCTGCCGGTGATGTGAAAAAGTTTACACATTTTTCTATATTTGAATTACCATCTAAAACAAAATCTATATTAGTGGCACCGGATGGATATTTTTCTGTGACGCTACTTGATGTTTCATTAACAATGGATTCTATTTTTGGTATTGATCCTACAACTAACGGAAGTTGCGAATCATCGCCATCTAAAAATATTCCATACACTTGAGCTCTTGGTTTTAAACTTGAATTTGAACCTAGTCCAGAACTTCCACCTTCAGTAACTGGTATTACTACCTGAGCCCATGGTAAATCATCATTAGGTATCATCTTTGTATCAGAAGTATGAATGCCTTGTATTCTAACTTTAACACGATCTAGTCTTAAAGGATCATTAACGTCAACAACAATACCAATAAACCACCTACTTTTATCGCCGTAATAAATTCTACTCATATTACAAAGTCCTCACCTAAACCA